TCTCATTCTTTGCCTCGACTACGATAAAACTTGCGATGTCCGGTGCCCATAACCATAGATCACCTTCATCGCTAGTGCCTGAGAGCCTTAGTCTTTCAACAGGATTGAATTCTTTCTCCCTGAAATACTCAACTAGATCTGTCTCCCATGTTGCACCTTTTCTTTTATTGGCCCGAGATTGCTTGGAGTCCAACGAAGTTCACCCCCGGTCTTAGATCGGCCATGCCCTGAACATCTCTGTCCACTATCTGAACTCGTGATGCATCGATACCTAGTGTTACATAATTAGATGCATCTGCTGAGTGTTCACCAAATCTATTCTTAACTGCTGCAACCCTGAACTCTTGGAACTCTGGGTTCATTGCAATAGATAAGATCATCGATGGAAGTTGTGATGCCTTACCGAGTATTGCTCGGCGAGGTGCTGGCATCTTTGGATCTCCAGTTCCTGCCTCACTCATGTGAGTTAGTGCAAGGACACAAGCACCAGTCTTACGAGCCACATGGTGCAGCTCTGACATGATGGCACGAATACCTGACCACTCTTCACCGGTAACAGATACACAGTTCATTAGGTTATCAATGACAATCAATGCAGGTGCCATGCCATAGACCTCGCCATAAGCGAGGATCTCTAGCTCGATTGCATCAATGTCTGGTGATGGATCAAAGACCCACTTAATATGTGAGCCTCTCTCCTGTAGCAATGGATCGAAGTAATGTGAATCTGCATCCAAGTATGTTTCAACTTGTTGCTGTGGTAGTCCAGTCAAACCTGCAACTGTTCTAAACATCTGAGTAATGGGGTCGGTATCCGCCGAGAAGTAAAGAGTCGGAACTCCTGTCTTCAAGGCGTATACCAACGCCATCAAACTCTTACCTGAGTTTGGTTGACCTGCGATAAGACACAACTGTGACTGACGGAATCGCATACCATGCTGTCTAAGTCCAGCCCATACATCCGGTAAGGGTTTAGCAGAGGAGCTTGTGCTGTGAACTGCTTGCAGTAAGTTCAACATTATGCAGCAATACTCCTCAATCTTTTTAGTTTCAATTCTTCACGGATCCTTCTCCGTTCTATTGCAGAAGTTCCTCCCCAAAAATGGAAGTCTTCATTATGTAATGCCCAGTTAAAACAATCTTCTAGAAGTGGACAACTTGCACATACATTACGAAGTGTTTCGTAATGGGTGAAGTCTCTTTCCTCTGTGCAGAAATGTTCGTTGCCGATAGAAGCACAAGCTTCGGTGCCGGTAAAGGCAGGGTAATTTGGTTTACCCTGCCTCACCAACGATATTAAGAAGCGTTTGCTCTGAAGTCGCATTGCTGGCCCTGTGGTCGTGAGCAAGCATAGAAAGCACGATAAGGCTTTCCTGATGCTTTGGATACTCCAGCAGGAACCTGCTTTGCTGCTTCTCCGTGCTTACATACTGGGCCGTTAGTAGGGGCAGCATTCGCTGGCTGACCCCATGCATCTTGCGGTGGTGTGATTACAGTTGCATTGAATGCTTGTGCAATCGCTTGTGTTGACATTGGTTGGGAGCCTGTGAAGGCGTTAGCCATGGCTTGTAGTAGTGACTCGGCACCACTTGGATCTAAAGCTTCTGCTAATTTCTGTGAGAAGCCCTGATATGTTGCATCTGCAATGACAAAGATTGTTCCATCGTTTGTCTTTGTATAGACTTGAAAGCCTAATTCGGCCATCTTATTTCTCCTTCGTGTGTTTGATGTTGAGTCGGACTGATTCTTTGCCGACTGGTTTTTTAGGTACGAAGCCCAAGAGTTTCTCTACTTCCTTCTCATCGATAGATGCACGGCCTGCGACAGTAGTCCAACTAATGTCGACCCCACTCCGTGTCCTACCGAAGATGCCTTCGAGTGAAGCTCGAAGACTCTCACGCTTCGCTTCCAGATCATCGATCTGGTTTCCCAACTGTAAGAACAACAAGGCATTGCTGTCCACCTCAGTATCTAGAATTTCGACTTCCGAGGGTTTAGTAAGTTCTTTTTTTAGTCCAGTACAACCCAACTCCCCAGAAGGATCGTAGAACTTGCAATAGAACTGACAGTAGCTGGCATCCTTTTCAGGTTCAGGTGCATCGGCTGCATTCTTAATACTCTCAAGCCAAGCCAATGCTTCCTCTGCAATGGTTGGATCGTAGTCTTCAGAGTGAACCTTTACATCTCGTTCATCACCATCCCGGGCTATGGCACACAAGTTTACAGTCTTGACTTCAAAACCGTTCTTCTCCAACAAGTAGCCATATGTATGAACTTGCCAACGCTGGTTCTTCGATGGGAAGTAACTCAGGTTCTTAACCTTTGTTGTCTTCCAGTCAACGACTGCACCAGTTTCAGGAATGAATAAATCTATATGGGCTTTCATTCCATTGTATTCGACCTCGGTCTCAACTAGATACTTCTTGCCTTCGGGATCTAATGCTTCGATTGATTTCTCAATCTCTGCATGGATGGCAGTTCCCATGATGGCTGCTAGTTTGAGTTCGTTGTCGTTTGTTTCGGCTTGTCCATTTAACCGAAACCAAACCTTGCGTGAACAGCCACCAAGTTCTGATGGCCCTATCTGCACCTGAGTGCTACGAGATTTGCTTGCATCCTTAGCTCGTAGAACTTGGATAAGTAGATCCTTGATCTCACTCATCTGCTTTACCCTCTTTCATATTTTCTTGCACCTGATTATACGCTGTCCAGAAAAGTGCATAGTAAGAAATATCAAAAGGAAAAGTCTTCATATGCGTGACCAATGCACCGGTGTGGGCATAGGCTTGGATCCCTGCTTCTTTCAGTAGATTGAAGAAGATAATATCTTCGCCAATAAACTTATCTTCCGTAAGATCATTCTCGTGGAAGAAACTTTTTTCCGGGAACTTTTCCCTTAGTTTAGGGATGATTGACTTGTGCATCAACACACAACCAAAGCCAGCAGAATCAATCGGAATGATTTCATTCTCCGGTATTGGATGTATGTATTCAACTTCGTATTTATTTCTACCTTCTTTGAAGATGGTAGGCATTGGAACCGGAAGGTTTCCAACCGTGTCTTTCCAAACAAAGTATACGCCAGATACAACAGGTCGTGAGACTTTGTCTGCTGTCTCCCATAGAAGCTTAAGAACTTCCTTGGTGAGAACAATATCTGAATCAACCCAGAGTAGCCAATCAGTTTTAGCTTGGTCTGCCCATAGATCGAACAACTGCATACGCTGACGAGAGATCTGATTACCCTTGACTCTCATTGCATTGTTGATAGGCACACCAACTGTATGTGCCATAAGCATCGTGTATACAAGTCCTTCTGTGAACTTGCCATCAGTCACACCGTTGTCACACCATGAGATTGATAAAGTTTCTTTGCTACTGTGTGGCAACTGGTGACCTTTCATCTTGCATAATTTTGATTGCATACTCTAAGCCATCTACTAATCCCTGATTGTATTCAGATGTTGGTGGAGGTTCAACAGCCTTTATCTTCTTTGTGAATTGATCTATGTAAAAATCTTTAAGCAACATTCTGTAGCCCCTTAATGTATTGCTCTGCCAGTTCGGAGATCTTCGCTTCTCCATCGAGTGGTTTCCAGATAATCATTACACCGGGCAAGATTAAATTCTTTTCCTCGGGCAATGGAACTAGGTTAACCATTGTGTCTGCAATGAAATCTTTTTCATGCATCCAATCTACAAGATCAAACTTTGCGAGCTGATACTTAGTCGACTCGTAAGCGTGATCCCACCATACAGATACTGCTCCCTCATTGCTATAGGAAAATCCCATTACCCATGGATGAGGGCGGAATGAACGATCAGAGAACTCGGACATTTGTGCATAAATCGTGTCGACCTCTATGAGTTTCTCGTTCATGGCATAAGTGTGACACACAGGACTGACAAGCATTCATACATTTTGCGAAGCTCGGAGTGTCGTGATATTGTCCGGCTACCTCGCAAGAGGTGGGGCAGAAACTTCAAGGCGACACTATACGGTGTAGCACCTAACCACCATAATTTTTATGGGGGGTGGGGGGGCATTTCTTCTTGCTCCTCTGCCGGTGTAGTTTTGTGGCACAAAAAAAGAGGGGCCCCCGAAGGGGCCCCATCTAGTTACTATTAAGTTTTAGTCAGCATCTTCTGGATCTGTATACAGAGCTGCCAATGTCTTTTCATTCTCGATCTTCTGAGCCTTCAAAGAAAGTCCTGTAGCTGCTGCAATGAAAGCCAAGATTGCTTCCTGTGGAATGTCTGCATAGGTTGCAACTACTGCTACCAATGCCTGAATGAGACCAGCCCATGCGGCTGGGTTCTTCATGAATATGTTGATCTTCATACTTAGTCCTCCTTTGGACTTATGACTTAAAGACTGGCTTACCAAAGCCAACTACTGTCACAGATTGTGAGCGGCGTAGCTTTGAACCATTTTTCTTTTTGAAGGCACGAACCTTCAGGCAGACTTGTCCACCATTGCGTTGGTCACCCCTTTTGTCTGGGGCTGTATTGCCTTCGACACAGGTAACAGTACCATCGCCATTGTCCTTGACCACGATACCGACATGAGAAATCCGGTCTAATCCATCGTTTGGGAAGTCCATGAAACAAATGTCTCCGGGTAGAGGGGTCGCTTCATCGCTGGCCTTTTCCCATTGATCCTTCTTCATGAACGCTGTGGCCCCGGCTACTGTGGATACACAGTTAGGGATCTTTAAGCCAACCTCATTGGCACACCAGTTGACGAATGAGCCACACCAAGGCAGGAAGTTAGCCTTAGTAAAGGCTCCATACTTGGTCTCGTTATTCTTTGGGCCTTCGATCACACCAAGTTCACCCTTTGCTACTGCAATAAAGTCTGCTCTTTGACCCATGATTAGCTCGCCTTCTTATCAACTTTAGCAAATGCTTCGTTGATCTCTTCGGCTGATAGTTGGCCATCTGCTAGATAGAATCGAGCAAGAGCTTCTAATACTCGTGCTGCACCCAAGGCACCGGCAAGGACTGCTGCCTGCCATACCTCAATGCCAACGAGTGAACCAGCACCGATTACTCCCAATGATTCTGCTGCAATTACTGCAACGATTCTTGAGAGAATGCTTTTTAATGTATCCATTATTCATCCTCATCTTGTCTTAACTTGAATGTAATTGACCAAACAATCAGGGATAAAATGATTGCGTAACCAACTACTGTTTTTGCTGATCCTTCTAGTACCACCCAAGCAATGAACATTCCGAGAAGTGTCCATAGTTGATTGGCTATGTCTGAGAAGAAAGACTTCATGGTTTCCTCCTATAAGCTGCTGTCGCTGCGGCTCCTGCCGCTGCTTGGGTTGCTATGTTTCCTGCAATGATTGCTGAAACAATTACTTTTTCAGCATCTTCTCGAACCTCTGGGGATAGGTCTGAACCTATGTTCGAGAATGCTGTAAGAACTTGACCCGGATCTGAAAAGATTTCGGCTATAAGTTCTGCTGGGTTTTCAAATAACTGCAACGCAATAACTACTTCTGCTGTTAGAACTACACCGTTCTCCAACTCGATTGGAGTTTCAGGATCCAATGATTCAAGATCCGTGTCGTCTGTGAGTACGACCACATCAGGTGTAACATTTTCTTCAGGTTCAATAACAGGAGGTTCGGGTTGCGTAGGTTCATTGGGTTCTGTCACAGGCTCTGGAGCAGGGTCAGGTTCTGGCTCTGGCTCAGGTTCAACCGGTAATGGAGGTTCAGGTTCCGGTTCAGGAGCTGGTGGATCAGGAACTACCTCTGGCTCGGGAGCAGGAGTTGGCTCAGGCTCTGGAAGTGGCTCTGGCTCAGGGGCAGGATCCGGAATTACTTCGGGTTCTGGAGCTGGTGGTTCAGGCTCTGGAGCAGGTGGTTCGGGTAACGGCTCAGGAGATGGAGCAGGTTCGGGAGCAGGTACTGGAACTGGCTCTGGAAGTGGGGTTGGCTGAGGCTGAGGATCTGGAAGAGGAGTTGGAACTGGAGTCGGCTCCGGTGCTGGCGTTGGTACCGGATCTGGTACAGGTTGAGGAGTCGGTTGAGGTTCTGGAACCGGGGCAGGTGTAGGTTCTGGTGGCCTTACAGGATCTGGCGTAGGCGTAGGAACCGGAGTAGGCTCAGGTGTAGGAACAGGTACAGGTGTAGGTTCTACAGGGGTTGTAACAGTTGAAGTATCGGGGGGAATAGATGTTTGCGGACTTGGGGTATTGGTCGATTCTGGGGTTGATATTGGGGATGGTTGTGGGGATGCTGTACTCGTACTTGTTTCTGAAGGAGTAGGCGATGGATCAACAGATGGCTGTGGTGTTGGCTCTGGTGTTTGGCTTTGTGTCGGGCTTGGTTGTGGGCTGGGTTCAGGGGTCGGCTCCACAGAAGGCGAGGCTACAGGCGTTGGAGTGGGAGTTGGCTCAGTCGCAGGAACATTTGGTGGAGCTGAAGTCTCAGTTGGAGTCGGTGTTGGGCTCGGAGATGGAGAAGCTTCCGGAGTCGGAGCAGGTGTAGGAGTTACCCCATTGTAATAACGAAGTGGGCCATCGGGAACTGTTGTAGATACAAAGATTGGATAGCCACCGGAGAATCCACCGGTGCAGAAAAGGGCAGCAATATCACCTTTACCTTGAAAGAATGTTTGTGAATTATCCCAACCAACATTTGCAGTTCGTTGAGTGCCATCGTCTTTAGCACAAGTGATTGTTGCTGGCCCTGTCTGCTCTGCATGAGATGCTGGTATAAACCAGATTGATGTTCCGAAAGTTAAAAAGAATACTGCTAGTAGGTTTCTAACTCTTTTCTTATCCATATTTGTGAACCTGTTCCTATTAAAGTTAAGTGGTCTTTCATTAAAATAATGAATAGATCGATAGCAGCTTGTGGCCGCATATTGATTGGGGCATCTAGCTCCCATAGGTAATCATCGAATGCCATAATCCCACCGGGCTTAAGTGCTTTCCACGCTAGGCTGGCATCTATAAATACTGCTTGTGCTGTGTGATCTCCATCGATGTATATGAAATCGTAGATCTCTTTATCATCGCTGGTGGCAAGGAACTTATGGCTTTCCATCTTGCATTTAATTACATTAGAAAATTCTTTTAACTTCTCATCGTAGACTCTCTCAACATCTGAGAAGTCCATCTCATGGTGGATCTCTTCATCAGATCCCTGCCAAGTATCAACATCGGTAAGGATAGAACTCTTGTCAGTAAGTATGTTCTGCATCAGCCATAGGCTGGCATCACCGGTATAGACACCTATCTGCAAGAAGTGAAGGTTTGGTTTGCCCTTAAACTCTTCTAAGTATTCGGCAAAGTAACCTTTGGCCGCAATGTTAAACCAGTTAGGGTAGTTACTTTCGCTTGGCTGTGACGATGTCATAGATCAAGTCTACCTTTATTTGTAGGGCATTGACCTGATCCTTGAGGCTTGAGCCACCATTGGTTTTAAGTTCTTGTAGATAGTGGATAACCATCCATCGAATGCCAGCAGCAAAGCCACCAATAATTGCAAGGATAGATACTGTAAATGCTGCCCAGTCCATAGCCGACATCAGACTACCGTTCTCATAGTAATGGTAATGATTCCACCGAAGTTCTCATAAGTTCCAGATGGTGGGGTCATTCTTGTAAAGGCAATCTCTTCAATAACAGCATCGAAGTTTTCACCGGATGTAAAGTCTTGAACGAGAACTGTTGCACCATTTGATTCAACAGTCTCTAAAGCTGATAGACGAAACTTGGCTCCGCCTAAAGTTCCGTAACGAGTGTTACGGCGGTCTGATTCAAAGTCATAACACATCAATGGCAACTGGATCAGACGAGATCGAGTAGGGCTAGGGATAGCCTTGATGGCATAGCCTTTCATAACTGCACCCTTGGTTGCATCATCTACATTGCGATACAAGGTAAAGGCTAACTGTCCATTGACCTGAGTCGATGCGTAAGCAGCGGATAGATCGAAATCTGTATTGTATGAGTTACCAGTAGTCAGGGTTGTAATCTGAGTACGACCTTCATTGGCATCTGCATAGATTTCAATGTTTCCATTAAGAGTTCCGGTCTCAACACGGACACGCTTCCATGCTTTCTTTTCTAGCGTTCCCCAGTTTACAATGGCTGTCTGAAGTGTTCCTTCAGCAACTAGGTTGGTTGCGTGTTGCAACCATGTTCCACTTGAATGGACAGAGAAGAATAACTGTGCTGATGTAGGGAAGAATCCCAAAGCATCTACTGATCCTGTAGTTCCAGTTGCAACGATGTCTGTTGCATATGGATAAGTTCCATCATCTAGTAGTTGTCCAAGGTAGATACGATAGATGCCAGAGGCACCACCAATACCAGCCTTAACACCTGCATAGATGTAAGAGTCTCTAGCTGCAAAGGCAAGGATTGGATTGGTTGTATTGAAAATCAATGGGCCATAGACGATAGTTGCATCATCTGCAATGGCTGCAATACGGACACCACGAGAGGTTCCGATAGCAAGATAGGTTCCAAGGTACCCAAAGAGTGATCGAACCGTCTCGCCTCGAGGGATGTCTGCTACTGATACGGCAGCACCCAAGGCACCAGATGAGTCGGGAGAAATCTTAAAGATTGCAGACTTATCTCCAGCATAACCTGCTACATAAATTGCACCACGACCTTCAGCAATATCAGACCAGATCCAACCAATAGGCACGGTAGTTGTATTGGCTACTGGAGTAATCGTTGACAGGTTGGTATGTCCACCACCATGTCCAGTAAAGGGAAGTTCATATACTGCCGCTATTGGTGTAGTTCCAGTTACATAACTAACACCAGCCATGATGCGGTTCTTTACATACTGTAAGACAACGCTGGTAGCGTTGGCAGTATTGATGTGATAGTGATAGTGAAGAGTTGGGCTTGCTGCTGTTAGATCATAATCAAAAATTTGAGTAGCGGTGGCAAGATAGAGTGTAGTTCCATCTGTCTCTGCCGCTAGGATTTCAGCAGATAAAGCAGATCCAAGGATAAGTGAAGTAGATGTTCCGCTTGCTGTAACTCTGGCAACACGGATATTAGTTCCACTTGCTGCTGCACAGTCAATGTGCAATACATAATCAACACCACTAATAGTGGCAGGCAAAGAGATTACTCTTCCAGATGAGTTAGTTGCTGCTGGGAAAAGCTTTGTTGTATCTTTAAGTAAAGAGATCTGGCCCGGAGTCCATGGGTCGATGCCCTGTCCTGTAAAGTAACGGAAGCGTAGTTGTTCTGCGTTACCTTCAAGTGCTTCCTGAAACTGGATACCTTCACCAAGGTGGAATGATGTTTGAGATCTAACCCAAAGACCTGAGTCAAGAGTCTGCTCACCCGGTTCACGAGCTTGGTCAACACGCTCATACTTCCATCGGGCAGTAGATCTACGGTATGGAGTTGTGTCATTCACATTCAAAAGGAATGGCAGACCACCAATAGCCACATCAAAGGCATAAGTGTTTGGATCATAGTATTGAGAGCTTCGACCTGTGAGGTCGACAATGACTGTCTCCGTAATATCCGGGGATTTAGACTGCTTTAATACCACGCTGTCTCCTTATGGGGAATTATGAAAGTTCTTACTTATGACATTGGGCGAGGACACTTTCTAAACTGCCCCTGTTTCAAACTAACTAATCAGGTGTTACATCAGTCCAAGACTGATTTAACTCATCCCATGAATACATCTTGTCATCTGTTGGTCTATCAATAGGTGCTTCCCATTGGCAAGTAGTTTCATTTAATACCCATGAATCCCAAGGTTTTACAGGAATAAATGCATCAAGAGATGCATCATATGACATTCCAATTCCTGCAAAATTTTTACGGATTGATGAACTATATGATGTTTGTTTCCATAGTGAATGACCATGTAGATCTGTTAGGAAATCAATACCTGCTTGTTCTGATTCATTGCCATCAATAGTGATGACATCATTATTGACCACATGAACAGCAATTACAATATTGTTTTCATCTAGCTTTGCAAAGTGTGCCATGTTTCTCCTTAGAAAGTAATTGAACCATCACCAGTAAATTTGTAGTAACGGTATCCACCTGATGTTACTGTTGATGGTGAACCAGTTGTAGATGCAGCAGCAGAGTAACTATCTAAATAACGAAGCAAAACTATCCCAGATCCACCAGCTCCTGAATTGGTTGTATTTGATCCACCTCCACCACCACCACCAGTATTGGCTGTTCCTGCACCACCAGAAGTTGAAGGTCTAATACCACCAATACCACCACCACCAACTCCAGCAGTACCTT